AGGTTGATACACTTATTAGAGATGGGTTACAGCAAATTGAAAGCATTAAACTACAAGTTATAAAAGAAAAAAATAATGCACTTTTTTTTAATCAAGATGTTGTTAGTATTTTTGACAAAATTACACAACAACTTAAAAGTGAAACGGAATTTACTGGTTTTATAATTGAAACTAATGTACTTAGAAATAATAATCCTGAAAAAAGTGATTTATTAAAAAAAACAATTGATGAATTCGGAAAAGGATTTATTATTCCTTTTAAACAAATGATTAAAGAATATATGGATACTAGCAATGAATTAATTTTAAATCAAGCTACAACTTTTTATATAAATGAAATGATACCCAAACTTAAAGAAATACAAGTTTTAAAATATAAAGTTAATATAGTTGAGTTTGATAATACATATAAATTAATTCAATTACCTAATTCTTTAGAAAGTAACGAATTTTTTGCTGGAGGGGAAGATAAAGTAATCAAATTTGTTAAGGGAGTTAGAAAAGACAAAAAGAAAACTAAAAAAGAAGACAATCAACCTAATAAATTTAACAAAACTAAAAAAATGAAACGAGGTGAAATAATTTTAGAAGAAGATGATGTCGAAGGCACAGAAGCAGAAATTATACAACCAGAATTTGCAGATAAATCTAATTTAACAAATAAATATGCCACAAACCCTTTATTTAATCAATCTGGAGATAAAATAACAGAATGGACAAATAAAGAATATGATGATTTATGGAAAAAAATGCCTGAACAACTTAAAAATTTATTAATGGAAGACATTGAATGGTTGCAAGATTTTATGAATAAATGCGTTAAATCTAGAAAGTCTGGTACTTCATGTAATTTATTTTTACCCAAGCAAACTTTATTTCCACCTCACATTTTAGCAGACAGCAAATATGATTTTGAATCAGACATTGTTAATACATTATTTAATGAGTTACCCAAATCACAACAAGATAGATTATTAAAATTATATTCTGTAAAAGATGGGGTTACTAATTATGATATGCTTAAAAATTCATTAATTACCATTTTGGAGCAAAATATAAATAGTTTTAATAGAGGTAGATTTTAATTTAGATTTTTAATTTAGATTTTTAATTTAGAAGTAAATATAATTTATAAAATATTTATAAATTATATATGATAAGTAATTATATATCATTGCCTATATTTTTAATTAGTTTTGCTCTTGGATTATTTTGTGTTTATGTTATTGGACCAGAATTTAAAACTATATATGTTTATCCAACTCCCCAAAATTATATGAAAAATCAATATAAAGATGCTTCTGAACAATGTTTTCAATTTAAACCAGTTGAAACATCTTGCCCAATTAACCCATTTTCTGTTAGAACTATTCCTATTCAAAAGTAACAAATAGAATATTTATATTTATATTTTTAATTTAAACACTATTTAGATTATATTATTAATGGAAAATATAAATTGGAGTGATACTATTGAATTTACATATCCTATAACTTCAGGACATGTAATAAAAGTATATGATGGAGATACTATTACAATTGCGTCTAAAATGCCTTATGAAACCTCTTCATTATTTAGATTCAGTGTAAGATTAAATGGAATAGATACACCAGAAATTAAAAGTAAAAATAAAAATGAAAAAGCACTTGCCATTTTAGCGCGCAATTCTCTTTCACAATTAATTATGCATAAAAAGGTTACTTTACAAAATGTTAAAAACGAAAAATATGGCAGAATTTTAGCGGATGTTTATTTTGATGATTTACATATAAATAAATGGATGATTGACAAACAATTTGCAGTTGAATATGATGGAAAAACTAAAAAAATATGGTGCGAATAAATATATGGTTTCCTTTTTGTTACTTTATTACAATTTTACATTATTATATTAAATAATGTAAAATCAATATTGGTTGTCTTCTAAAATTTTATATAACATAATATAAATGTATTTAGATAAATTTGTTCATAGTCATACGGGTAAAATAATCATGTCAATATTATTAGGAATTGGATTAGCCACTTTTTTTAGAGCAGTATGTAAAGGCAAACATTGTAGAATTATATCAGCGCCACCTATGGAAGAAATAGAAGATCAAATATATAAATTTGATAATAAATGTTATAAATTAGAAAAAAATACTATTACATGTGAAAAAAATAGAAATACAATTAAAATTGCGTAAATATAAAAATGTCCGAATCTTTAGATAATATAATATGGCTGAAATTAATACAACAAGTATAAATGATTTGCCTACAGACCCTTCTGCTGGAGGTTCTTTAGGAGGTAATATTAGTTTAGAAATATCGCAAAAACCCTCTCAATTAACTCTTGATCAAAGCACCATAAGTCAAATAGTTAATGGGTTACAACAAGCTAGTTTAGCAGGAGCCACAACTTTACCAAGTAGAGATATTCCTTTACATACTGAACAACTAACTAGTGATGTTCAAATACAACCAAATTATATTCCACAACCATTATCCAAAGATTATATTAATGATGACAATGATAATATTAATAATTATTATAATAGCGAAAAAAATTACAATTCATTAGATTCGCTTTACGATGAATTACAGGCGCCATTATTATTATCCGTTTTATATTTGTTATTTCAATTACCATTTTTTAAAAAAAACTTATTTAAATACTTACCATTTTTTTGTCACTCAGATGGAAATTATAATTTTAATGGATTAATTTTTACATGCGCATTATTTGGATTTATTTATTATTTATTGTCAAAAATAGTAAAAAAATTTAGCAAATTTTAAAATGTATATATTATATGTTAGAGTTAACAGAAACCCAATCAGATATTATAAAATCATTTGCCATTTTTTATCTTTTATTAATTACAAACTATATAGGAAATAGTTTATTTACTTGTTTGCAAATTAGAACTATTACAACCCATAAAACTATACAGTTATTTAGCGCCTTTTTATTATTTTTCTTCTCAGTAACTCTTCTATCTAACACAGGTAAATTAGAATTTACTCCTCCAATTGAAAAACTATTATACTCTATTATATATTTTATTGGATTTTTAATTGTTATGCGGTTAGATATGAGAATATCAGCATTAGTTCTATTATGTATTTTTATCATTTATTTTATTGAATTAAATAAAGATTTTTATTTAAATCTTGAGTGTAAAATTACTGATTCTAATGATAAAACAATATATAACGATAATAAATATTGGATAACATTAAATTATCCATATAAAATACGTTTATTTAAAGTCAAACAAGACGATTTCAAAATTATTAATAATATAGAATCATTCATTTATTACTTTATTGTTATATTGTTAGTTATTGGATTTATAGCATACAAAGGTGAAATTAGTGATACATTATCTAAATCTAATAAATTAAATTGGAGTACTATTATTTTAGATACTAGCATTTGTAACTTACAAGATAAAAAAAGTTTTTGGCATTATTTAAACATTGGGTTGGGCATAAAATTATAAATATATTAATTATTTAATATTTAATATATTAAAATACTTTTTAAAACATATTTTTAAAAAATGTTCCTTTGCGTTTTTTTGTTTTTTGTTTTTTGTTAGTTTTATTCGGGTTAAATTTGTTAGTTTTATTTGATTTAAATTTGTTAGTTTTATTCGATTTAAGTTTGTTAGTTTTATTTTTATTTAATTTGTTAGTATTTTCTTCATTGTCTAATGGTCTATATCGTAAAAACCATTCTTCATATTCAGTACTATTTTTTTTATCTTTTAATTCGTTATATTTTTCTGCCTTTTCAGCGCGCATTTCTTCAATTGTTTCTTGATGACCCATACAATTAATACTAAAGCGTTTAAGAAGTCCTTTTTGAGATAGTCTATTTTTTTCTTGAACATCAAATAAATATTTAGACATACATAAAATACGATCTTTATCATAATATGGTCTATTAGCATATAAAAATGCTAACCAAAAACTAAGCATAGTATCTATTGTTGCTATTTTAACATCATATCCACCATCTTTTACAATATTGTAACTATGACAAGCCAATGGTTGATAAATAAATACAATAGTATCTTTACCTACTTTAATCTCATAATGTGGCGCAATTACCTCGCCAATTCCGGGTCTTTTAATAATTTTTACATTCTTAACATTTAAATCTGATAATCTTTCTTTAATTATTTGAGCAGTAAGCATTGGTTCTTCAGAAAGCACATCAAAGTCCGGTATTTTTTCCAATTTATGTTTTAAATTTTTTGGCATATATTGAGAATACATAGATAAAGCATAACCTCCAAAAAATACTACACCTTGGTCCATTAATGTGTGCTGAACATTTTCATAAATATTATTTGCATATTCTGAATCATCCATTTGACGTTGAAATTGAATAGTTGAGCATTGTTTTTCTGAAAGAGGATAATGTTTGTTTAATAATATTAATCTTTTTAACACTTTTTCCCAACGACTTATATCTCCTGCTGGTCTCGATAATTCTAAATACATATTCATCCGCAATAAGTTGGGAGGAGAATACAAGATGCCTGCTATTTTTATAGATTCCGTTTTAATCGCATTAAAAAGTTCTTTTGGTATAAATGTTATGTCTGCAACTGGAATAAAATTGACAAAAACTTTATATGTTCCATGATGTTGCCCAGATTTAGCTTCAACTTCTTGAAACCCACTTGATATATAAATATCAACCAATTCTTTAGAATCATTTAACGCATTTGAACTATAAAAATCATAATCTGGGATTTCAATATCTTTATTGTAAAATTGAGATTGTTTTGGCAAAATGTTATTAATTGCTGTTCCACCATAACAAATTAATTGTTTTTTTCTTAAAAATTGTTCAAGTATTTCAATAATTTGTTTAATTTCGCCCGAATTTGCGGTTTTTCTTCCTTGTTTTGTTTCTGCTTTATCAATCGCGGCTCTTAATATTGCTAATTCACAATCATTAAATGTCATTTTTTTATCACATATATTTTTCATAATATAACTATATAAAATATAACTATATAAAATATATTAAATAAATGATTGGATTTTTAAATATTAAATTTATAGAAATCTGATTGAATAGTTCTTGTAGCATATGATAATTCTGGATTTTGAGGAGGAGGCAATGGAATAGTTACTGGAATATAACGCAGTTTTTCTGGTTTTAAAACAAACGCATATCCATTTTCATTAAAAAATATATCATTTTCTTCAATATTAGTATCAATTTTTTGATATCTCATCCCTAAAAGTTGACAACCCATTTCTCTCATAACAAGAGAACTTGGATTATCTGGATTAGAACCTTTATCTGCCATTCCTATTGTCATATTTTGTTTATTAAAATCTATCAGTTCATTCATATCTGGAGTATACTTAATATCATAATAATGTAGTGCTCTCATAAATACAGAATTACTTGTTATATTAATAAATTTATAAAATTCAGGACATTCTAAAAATGATGCATCACTTCTATCAACAATAATAACAACTTTACCCATCAATTTTTTTAATTCTACATTTCCAAAATTCTTACCATAAAATTCTGAATCGTAATCTTTACTTAATAAAATAGAATCATAACTTTCTAAAAGTTTAGCAAAGTTTTTATACATATTTTGATTTGCGCTTTTAATACGAAGGTGTATAATAATTGGATCTAATGAGTTAGGCGAATTTGCCGTTGAAAAAGCATAATCACGAATTACATTCATTGCATCCACAAAATTAATATAATTAAAGGTTTCTTTAATATAATAACTATCACTTGTAGAAGTAGATATAACTGGGTTATTATTAATTGAATAAATTTCAAAATCAAGACCTCTTACTCCTTGTTTTAATAAATCTTTTAAAATACATAAATCTACATAATTATTTCTATAATTCCCTCCACTACAACAATTATATGCTGTCTTAATATAATAATCTTTAAATGTGTAATTAAATTGTTCTGAATTATCAATAGATCTAATTTTTCCATTTACACTACCATAAATAGAATCCATCAAAGAACAATTTTTACTTCTTAACCCACTATAATAAAAATATACAATAACTGCAATAAAAATAATAACAAGTGTAATTGTAGTAATTAAAACTATCGCAGTTGATTCTTTTAAATTTTTTATTGAGTTTATCGTGTTATTTATTACTTCTTTTGTTTTTTCTTCATAAATATTATTTGGATTTTCCATATTATATTATATTATGTATAAATAAAATATAAATATAATAATATTTATATTATAAAATGCATTTTTCAAATTATTTTAAAGTTATACATGAACTTAAAACATATTTTATAAATCGCGGGTGGAATGCATATGATGTTATTGATTTGTACCCTACTAAAAAATTTATTTCATTTATTGTACAATACAATAAATAATTTTATTATTATAAATAAAGAATTAAATATATTTTTATATTATAATATATGCCAGGAGGATTAATGCAACTTGTATCTCAAGGACAACAAAATATTGTTCTAAATGGAAACCCTACTAAAAGTTTTTTTAAATCGGTATTTCATCAATATACTAATTTCGGGCTTCAAAAATTTAGATTAGATTATGAAGGCTCAAAAACTTTACGACTTTCAGAAGAGTCTACATTTACATTTAAAGTTAAACGTTATGCTGATTTATTAATGGATTGTTATTTATCCATAGCATTACCTAATATTTGGAGCCCATTATTACCACCACAACAAATAACATTACAATCTACTTCTCAAGGTCTAGGAAATATTGAACAATGGGCGCCATATGAATTTAAATGGATTGACAATATTGGAGCCAAAATTATATCCAAAATAAGTATTACATGTGGAAATTATACATTACAAGAATATTCTGGAGATTATTTATTAGCATCTGTTCAACGTGATTATAATGCTATTAAACTTAATTTATTTAATAATATGATTGGACAGGTACCTGAATTAAATGATCCAGCTAACGCTAATTCTCGGGTTAACTCTTATCCAAATGCATATAATACTGGAGATTTTACAGGACCTGAACCATCTATTCGAGGCAGAATTTTATATATACCTTTAAACAATTGGTTTGGGTTAAAAACTCAAATGGCATTTCCATTAACATCATTGCAATACAATGAATTACATATAAATATTACATTAAAACCAATTAATCAACTTTTTGTAATTCGCGATGTATTTGACGCCACTAATAATTATCCATATGTTGCTCCTAATTTTAATTTATGGTATATGCAATTTTATCGGTTTTTACAACCACCACCAGATGTATCTATTGATATTAATTCTTATTCTGATCAAAGAACATTATGGAATGCGGATATTCATTTAAATTGCACTTATAGTTTTTTATCAAACGAAGAACAAAAATTATTTGCGTTGCAAGAGCAAACATATTTAATAAAACAAGTACACGAAAAAAAATTTCCTAATGTTACAGGACCAAATAAGATTGATTTAGATTCCATCGGTATGATTTCTAATTGGATTTTTTATTTTCAACGGAGTGACGCTAATTTAAGAAATGAATGGTCTAATTATACTAATTGGCCATATAATTATTTACCAGTAAATGTTATACAAGCGCCTACTTTAGGAACTTATACAATTTATAGAAATATTAATTCGGTATTAACACCCGTTGATATAGGACCAGGAGTTAATCCTGATGGCAAATTAACTGGAATTCTTATTAATCAAACATATAATCCTCAAAATGATAAAGATATATTAATTGCTATGGGAATTTTGTTAGATGGGTCATATAGAGAAAATATACAACCTGCAGGAGTATTTAATTATATTGAAAAATATACTAGAACTACCGGTAGTGCTCCTTCAGGATTATATTGTTATAATTTTAGCATTCATTCAAATAATTCTGATCTACAACCATCAGGAGCAATAAATATGAGCAGATTTAATCAAATTGAACTCGAATTTACTACAATCATTCCTCCATTAGACCCATTAGCTCAAACTTTAACTATTTGCGATCCTGAAACCGGAACTATTATTGGCATTAATAAACCTACTTGGCGAATTTATGATTATAACTTTGATTTATATTTATTTGAAGAAAGACTAAATGTTGTTAACTTTATTGGTGGAAATGTGGGATTAATGTATGCCACATAACATTTATTTATTTATTTATTTATTTGATG